CGGCATGATATAAGCACATACAAGTGCCGACAAGGAGAGTGATATATACATGAATAATATATATAACATTGTAAGTGATATGGATATACCTAATGGACACACAAAGCGTATGACTTGTCCTGTGTGTAATGGATATAATACATTCACAGTGACCAATAACATGGGTAGTCTTGTGTGGAATTGTTACAAGGCTTCCTGCACCGTCAGTGGTGGTACTCGTGTGCATCTATCTGTAGATGATATTCGCAATGGCTTTGCTGGCGCAGAAGAGTTTGCTACCAACACATTTGAATTACCTAGTTATGTTGTGCCACACAGAAACAAACGAGCAGTAATTAAGTTTTGTGCTGAATGGGATATTGACGAGAATGAACTAGGTGTGTTATATGATGTGAAGGAAGACCGCATTGTATTTCCTGTTATGCATGAAGGTAAGACTGTTGATGCTACAGGACGTTCATTAGGCAAGCGACTGCCTAAATGGAAACGATATGGAAAAAGTGGCTTGCCATATGCTTATGGCTATGGTAATGTCGCAGTAGTTGTTGAGGACTGTGTGAGTGCTGCAGTTGTAGGCAGTGATGTTCGGCTTGTAGGGGTAGCCATGTTGGGGACATCAATGCTTGATTCACACAAGAGGTATCTCTCACAGTTCTCAACAGCAGTAATCGCATTAGACCCCGATGCTTTACCAAAGACACTTGCGATTGCGAAAGAATTACGTGGACATGTTTCCGATGTACGTGTACTACGACTGACTGATGATATAAAGTATCGTCACCCCGATGACATGGATGCACTGGCATCTTTAACCAACAAGGAGATTATGTAATGGAATTATCACTTATACGCAGTCTCATGGATAAGACATTCTACGATGACCATCGTGGTGCTAAATGTCCAGACAGACTATTCAGTAAAGATGTGCGTAAGATTAAGAAGACTATTGATGCAGCTATGGATAGATACAATCGCACTGTGTCACCAGATGAAATAGAAGCACTGTTCATGTCTGATAATCCTACGCTGACTACCGCACAGAAGCAGGCATATGCTTCTCTGTTCTCTACCATAAAGAACGAAAGCACAATGGGACATGACATCTCACAAGAGGTATTGTCCAAGCTATTTCGTCAGGTGATTGGTGAGGACGTAGCTAACATTGGCTTTGACATGGTAAATGGTGATGCCAATACACTTGAGACACTTCGTAATTTGCTAGAGAACTATGGAGATGACTTCATTCCCAACTTAAATATCGAATGGGATGACATCACTATTGAAACACTCATGGCAAAAGCTGAACTGGAAGCACGTTGGACATTCAACATCCCTAGTGTATGCCGCAAAGTAGAGGGCGTGAGTGGCGGTCAGTTGATTGAGGTAGGTGCTAGACCAAACACAGGCAAGACATCCTTCCACGCCTCTCTAATCGCTGGCCCGAATGGGTTTGCGCATCAAGGTGCGAAGTGCATTATCCTGTGTAACGAAGAACCTACTCACCGTGTTGGTGCAAGGTATCTTACTGCTGCTGCAGGCATGACAGCACGTGAGGTTCGGGATAACATGAGTAAGGCACAGGCACTGTATGCACCTGTCATGCAGAACATTAAGATTAAAGAGGCAGGTGGGCGTGACATGGCATGGGTAGAGTCCGTGTGCAAGTCATACAAGCCTGATGTGCTTGTGCTTGACATGGGTGATAAGTTTGGTGTATCTGGTTCCTTTGCTCGTAATGATGAGGCACTCAAGGCTTGTGCCATCTACGCAAGACAGATTGCCAAGACATATGATTGTGCCGTGTTTTATATGTCACAGTTGTCTGCAGAGGCAGAGGGTCGGGCGCAGTTGAATCAGAGCATGATGGAAGGTAGTCGCACAGGTAAGGCTGCTGAAGCTGACCTCATGATACTGATTGGTAAGTCACCATCTGTTGAAGGGCAGGAAGAAGAAAGCCCACTGCGTCATATTAATATCGTAAAGAACAAGTTGAATGGTTGGCATGGTATGGTAAACTGTGAACTTAATTATCAGACAGCGAGGTATGAAGGATGATGCAATTACATTTATTTGATGAAGCAATTGACACAGATATTGAGTTCCTTGACATTAAGGATGCGCCTATTTACTTTGGAGATAAAGGCAGACGAAGACAGGATTTGACTACATCCTCTGCCTTCCTTGCCTCTATACCAGAAGGTAAGTACAGAGTATATCGAACAGGTGGTACGCATTCACTTCCTATGTATTCAGGCCGTGCTGACTTCCCATTCATCTTGAATGTTAGCACAGGCAAAGTACTGCAACCGACATTTAGTAGGGCTGTTTATCCCGCTGTTTCCTTAAACAATGGAAGGTTTACTAAACCAATTTACCTGCACAGGATATGTGCAATGGCTTTCATACACAACCCAACACCTGTTGATAAATATAATGTTGACCACATCAATGAAGATAAGCTAGACTACGCTGTAGATAATCTTCGTTGGGTATCTATGTCAGAGAACATGTCAAATATACGCAACAGGGCAAACAAAACAAACAGTGAGTACAAGTATTACTCAACAAACAATTACGCATAGGAGATGATATGAAACTAACACTTGATGTAGAGAACACAGTCACCAAGCGTGGTGGTAAGCTACACCTAGACCCCTTTGAGCCTAACAACTCATTGACTATGGTAGGCGTACTGACTGACCAAGGACATGAACAGCACTTCCCTTTTGACCATGCTGATGTTCCTAGTCAACCTGACTACCATGAGCGTGTGCAGTGGTATCTTGACCAAGCTACTGTACTCATCTGTCACAACGTGGCACATGATTTGCTATGGCTATGGGAGTCAGGCTTCAAGTATGATGGTGCAGTGTTTGATACTATGCTTGTTGAGTATGTCTTGCAGCGTGGACTGAAGGAACCTCTATCGCTAGAGGCTTGTGCAGAACGCTATGAGTTAGATACGAAGAAGCAGGACACCCTCAAGGAGTACTTCAAGCAGGGCTACAGTACACGAGACATACCATACAACGAGTTGTGTGAGTATCTATCTGCTGACCTTCATGCTACACAACAACTGTCTGACAAGTTGTGGTATCGTTTGAATACACCAGCAGATGCTAGTCTGTTAGACACTGTAACCTTGACTAATCAGGTTGCTGTGTGCCTTGCTCATATATATCAGCGAGGATTTACCGTAGACCGTAGCAAGCTGGATGAAGTGCGTAGAGAGTTTGAGGCAGAGAAGAAACAGCTAGAGATTGACTTACAAAAGCATGTGCATGAGTTGATGGGTGACACGCCTATCAATCTTAATAGTCCAGAGCAATTGTCTTGGGTTATTTATAGCCGTAAGGTCATGGATAAAACATATTGGGGCAATGCCATTGACCCCTACATGGATGACGCTGACTTTCGTAGCTTGATTGCTGGTGGTACAAAGCGTATGTATAAGACTGAAGCAAAACAATGTGATGAATGTAATGGTAGTGGACAAGTAAGAAAGGTAAAGAAAGATGGAACACCTTTTGCTAACACAAACAGATGTAAGAATTGTGATGGGAATGGTTACAATCTTACTGATACTATGGCTGTGGCGGGGTTAAAGTTTCGTCCACCATCACCAAAGTGGGCAAGTGCTAATGGCTTTACCACAAGTAAAGGTAATCTTGAGGTACTTGAGTCTGTCGCCAAGTCAAAAGACATGCATGATGCTGTTGACTTTTTGTCAAAGGTGCGCAGACTATCTGCCGTTGATACATACTTATCTTCATTCGTGGAAGGCATTGACCTACACACAAAGACTGATGGCAAGCTGCATGTGCGCTTGCTTCAACATCGTACTGCAACAGGTAGGTTCAGCGGTGCTGACCCTAACATGCAGAACATGCCACGCGGCGGTACATTCCCTGTAAAGAAAGTGTTTGTATCCCGGTTTGAAGGTGGCAAGATTATGGAAGCAGACTTTGCACAGCTAGAGTTTCGTGCGGCTGCTTATTTATCACAAGATGGAGTTGCTATTGAAGAAGTATCTACTGGGTTTGATGTACACTCATATACCGCTAAAGTTATTACCGATGCTGGTCAGCCTACGAATAGACAGGATGCGAAAGCGCATACATTCGCGCCCCTCTATGGAGCAACAGGATTCGGAAGAACGAAAGCAGAAGCAGCGTACTACGAACACTTTACAGAGAAGTATGGGGGAGTTGCCTCTTGGCATTCCCGACTGGCTAAAGAAGCTATAAACACAGGCATGATTACAACGCCATCAGGTAGGCAGTTTGCCTTTCCTAATGTGCAGCGTAACTCACGAGGTAGAGTATCGCACTTTACACAGATAAAAAACTATCCTGTACAGTCGTTTGCTACAGCAGACATTGTGCCTCTTGCATTATTACACATTGATAAATTACTTGACGGTATGCAATCTTGTGTGGTAAACACTGTACATGATTCAATTGTAATTGACGTTCATCCTGATGAAGAAAGGAGATGTGTTGAAATAATTCAGGATACAAATAAAGTACTGCCTAGTTTGATTACAATGCGTTGGGGTATAGTGTTTAATGTACCACTAGAACTTGAGGCAAAAATTGGTCCAAACTGGCTTGACACAAAAGATGTGTCGTGATATAACTATGATTTTCTAACTCAAAAGAAGGAGTATAAAATATGGAATTAACAACTATTGATACTAACAACTATGCAGCAATGGCGAAAGCTATGGGTATTGCCAACGAGGGTGCAAGTCAGCGTAAGCAAGCAAGCACTCTCGCTCGTCTGCGCATCAATCATTCACCTGTAATGGGTGAGGCTGATGTCAACGGCAAGAAGGTGAACATGGAAGTTGTGAGTGGTGGTACATATAAACTGGAAGTACCAGATGGCCCCACATACTATGCAGATTCTGTGAAGATTCGTCCATTCCTGCAACGCTTTATGTACAAGCGTTTCATTCGGGGTATGGGTGATAGTCCTAATCGGTACGTAAAGACTGTCATGGCTGACAATCTGAACATTGACTTGAAAGATAATGATGGCGGCTTTAACTGTGGTAAACCTGCTGGTTACATTCAAGACTTTAAAGCACTACCAGAGAAGACACAAGAACTCATCAAGCAGATTAAGCGAGTACGTGTGGTGCTTGGCACAGTTGAACTGGTCAATGCTACTGACTCAAGTGGTAACTCTGTGAGTGTAGATGAGATGCCATTCATTTGGGAGATTGATAATCGTGATGCCTTTAAGAATGTAGGCACTGCCTTTACTAAACTCGCAAAGATGCAACGTCTTCCTGTACAGCAT